ATAATAAGTATGGAAAAGGTTTTAGAACACGTTTCTGATAATCTATCGGTGGAAATTACACCGGATGAGAAATTTGAGTTTCTGATGACTACAAATGAAGTAGCGAAAGGATTCGGAACAAACCCTTCTTCTCTACGCTCTCAGAAACATGAGCACCGTGATGAATTAATAGAAGGTAAGCACTTTATTACGAGCGTTGGAATTTCGGACACAGGATGTAAATCAGGCGGTTACCTTCAAAATAAGCAAATTTTGTGGACCAAACGCGGCATCGTCCGTCTCGGCTTCTTTATCAAGAGCGAACGCGCCAAGATGTTCCGTGACTGGGCAGAAGATTTAGTGATCAATAAAATTGATGAAGCCTACCAAGTGCAAGCGCAAGTTCAACAACTTTCTCTTTTCCCCGAACCGGTGAAGCGTAACCATAACCGGCTGACTAAAGAGCGTCTGATAGATATTCTTTCCGATGTGGCTAAAATAGAGGATAAGGATATTCGTCTGTCATTGATTGATAAACTGACAAATATTAAAGCGTAAATATATGCATAGAATTGACTGGGAAGATTCCAAGAAGAAAGGTGAGGCTTATGCTTACCTGGCAAAAGTGTTTGAAGTGAAGAAGCCTGCTGTCAGCTTGGCGATGAGCTTTAAACGTAACAGTTTGAAGGCTGCGCAAATGAGAGATGTGGCAGTTCGTGAGCTTGGCGGGAAGCTGCTAAGTGATGTAGGTGTAGAGGTCAAGCCTACCAAGGTTCTAGATGCACAGGGTAATGTCACAGGAGTAATAACCACTAAATAATATGAGTTATGAAAAAGAAAAGAGTGAATGTTACAGAAGTAAAGAGAATAACACGTATTTGGAATAATATGGATACGGTATTTGCGCATGGAGTATCCGAAAATGAAATACGTTTCAGATACCCTATGAGCAACGGACAGTTGGCAAGAAGTATCAGGAATACTATCAAATCCCTGAATTTTCAAATTAAAGAAGCGGAAAGAAGAGGGATTACGATAGAGTTGAAAGATAATCACGCCTGTATGTCGAGTGATTTACCTCACATACAGGCAGAGATTTACGAACGTAGAAAACTTTAAAGTTTCACACGCAATTTTTCAGCAAGCGTCTTGATCATGTTTCCGATATGGGCATACTCATGAGTTCCCACTACACATCCGCAGGATGCACATTGAACAAAGAATAGCTTAAAATTACAGTTTTTTGGAGTGTTTTCGACAAGCTCAAAGGAATGTCCCCCACACTTAGGGCAGGTTGATGTCGCCATAATGATATTAATTAAATGATGAATACTTAGCTACAAATGTAGCGAAACTATCCCGGTTCGGGATGAATAGGGATAGCTATTTTGAGTAATAATTTTAATAAGTAATGATATGAAAGCAATCAGATGGATTCAGAATGTGGCTGCCGTGGTGGCTATAGCAATGGCTGTCAGCCTGGCTGATGGTATAGGTATCACTTTTAAAGAAGCCTGTACGGCAGGAATGCTGGTGGTATTGGCGGTGGTGATGTTACTGGGACGGGCTTTGGAGGAAGAAAGGAGGACTGAGTGATGTTCCGTGCCCTCCGTATATTGTATCGGCTGTATAAACTTCGCTGGCTGATAGAAGAATCTGAATTGGTGAGATATGAACGTGTTCATATTCCGGACAAGAAAGCTTTTTATTCTGTCTACTGCCGGTACTTATTTACCGAGAACGGTGTTTATCCCTTGTATGATAGTAGCAGCCGAATTGGCGAGTTCAAGGATTGGTTTTATTCGTTCAGTGAAAGATGGTGGGAGTTCCGACACAAGCTTGTCCGCTTCGTGGCATATCTTTGTAAGATTAGCTTCAAGGAAAAGTTCCTGAGCACGAAACCCACCCCGTTCAAAGAAAGAATTAAGTCCTGAGTTAGCTTTGAAATGCACTTCTTCCCCATAAGGTTCCGGTTTGGATATATATCCCATTTGGGCAAGCTCTCTAAGAACATGCATCGTTTCCGGGTATGGTATATCAAATGGTTTAAGAGCATCGTATCTCATATGACAAACAGGGTAACGTTCTGCATCAATAGCGGCAGCTAAAACGGCATCTTTTTTATCGATAGTGATATTCATGATTATATAATTTTTTAGTTTGATAGCTACAAAGGTAGCAAAACTATTCCGGTTCGTGAGGAATAGGGATAGTGTTTTTCTCACATGCAAGATAAGAACTTTCACGGGTGGCTTACGAGTTCGGGTCGGTGCCGGATACTTTGCACTAATAAAAATAAAAGGTTTCTGATTATGGAAATGTATGGTAGAACACTATGTGTGACATTTGATGAACTTGTAGGAAGCGGAATAATGAGCAAGCCCAATTTTGACAAGTATGTTCGTGAAAGGAAATTCCTTGTTCTGCAAAAAGGCGGTAATGGACGGAAGGTATTAGTTGCTTATGCCAGTCTGCCAGATTCCATCCGCGCGGCGTATGATGCCCAATATCCCAACGCCAAGAAGTATGTACAAAAACAGATAACTCCTATGGATGCCAGATTAAAAAGTGACAGCAAGGCTGTTGATTTCTACAAGAAATATGTTCCGAAGATCTCTCTGGAACGTCAGGCGGAATATGTATTGAACGCCAAGGTTCTGAATGCTATGGTGGCAAAGGAAGTGAGTATGCGCGACGCCCAGGGCAAATGTGGCTGTCAGTATAATAAGATGATACGCGAGCGGATTACAGAGCTTTGCGAAATCCTTCGTGAGCAATACAGGCACACCCTCCCTAAAAGTCGCTTGATGGAAAAGTATACAGCTTATAAAGAACAGGGTTATGTAGCTCTTGTTAATGGTAATTCCGGAAATCAATGCGCCCGCAAGGTGGGACCGGTAGAAGGACGCATCCTGTTGAAGCTGAAACGGAGCAAGTTTCCGGTATATACCGACACGCAGATATTCGAGGAGTTCAACAGGATCGTTGCGGAACGGAATGCGCGTATCGTCCGCGAAGAAGACAAGCTGAAACCGATATCCTCTCCCCGGACGGTCATTAATTACCTGTATAAGACCAGTATTAAACTGTGGTGGTATGGCGTCGTTCATGGTGAGATCGCTTTCAAGAATGAGTTTATGCCATTGTTTGACACCAAGCTTCCTGATATGCCGAATACGTTGTGGTATGGTGATGGTACGAAGTTGAACCTCTACTATAAAGAATACGATAGTAAACAGAAACGCATGGTAGCGCGTACCATTGATGTTTATGAAGTAATGGATGCCTGTACGGAAGTATTCGTGGGTTACAGCTTCGGTGCTGAAAACTTTCTCACCCAGTATGAAGCCTATCGAATGGCATTGGAGACATGGCAGGTAAAGCCATACGAAATCGTAACAGACAACCAGGGAGGCCACAAGAAACCTGAAGCGCGACATTTCTTTAAAAGAATCTGTCATTTGCACAAAACCACGATGCCTCACAATGGACAATCAAAAACAATTGAAAGTGCTTTCGGACGATTTCAAATGCAGGTTATGCACAAACTATTTAATTATACAGGGCAGAATGTTACCGCTGTAAAAGAGAATAGCCATGTCAATGTAGATCTGATCATGAAAAACATCTCCCAACTTCCAACCTTGGAAGAAGTGAAAAAACAATATCTCCAGTGTCGTTAAGAATGGAATAACATGTTGCATCCGACTTCGGAAACCGGTATGACCCGCATGGAGATGTACACCACACTCAGCAGCCCGAATGCCGAACCGCTGGACGACTTTGAAGTACAGGAACTTTTCAAACTGTTGAGCAAAGACAGTGTAAGGTACTGCAAGCAAGGATTCATCTTTGAACGCAACAAACGGGAATACCGCTATATGGTCTATGGTGAAGACGGTTTGGTAGATATGAACTTCCATATGCAGAATATAGGTAACAGTTTCCGCTATAAGTATGATCCCCAGGATATGACTGCCGTGGAACTGTGGGAGGTTGGTGCCAAGGGTGAGCTGAAGTATGCCGCCACGGCTACCCCGAAGATTGTCGTCTGTCGCGGGACTGCCGAACGCACGAAGGAGGACAGCGAACGCCTCTTTGCACAGATACATGCCAACAAACGTGCTTTGGCCGGTCATTATATTGCTTGTGAGGAACTGCTGCTTGAAGAATGTATGAGCGAAGCCTATACGAAACTCATTATGCCTATTCCTGTCGGTGAATCACAAAAAAGCATGGAACGGCTGCGTGAGGAATATGCCGACGAAAAGCTGCTTCCTCCGGTAGAATATCCTGAAGGCATGGGACCGGGGAGCTATGAATCGGAAGAGGAATCCGTTGGTCTTGCTTCTGTGGGAGAATACACCAAACAGGTATCCGGTCTGACAGACGCGGAACTATACCAATCTTTTTTAGGCACTAATTAAATAGTATTCAATAATCAATTAAATATCCTTCACAACAATGAAAGAACTTGTTACACAGAACAAAGACGCTATTCGTGACGCGTTGATAGAGTATTGCAGCAATTATCCATCACAGAACCGCGCCAGCGAAAGTCTGAATGGTGTCAGTGCCGCGACTGTCTCCCAGATATGTAATTCCAGGTATACGAATATCAGTGATGATATGTTCTGTCGGATAGCCGCACAGATTGGCTATAGTATGGAACACTGGACACTGACCGAAAGCGATGCTTTCAAGCGCATAACTTTTGCCATGACGGATGCGCAGGCATATAAAAATGCGACCTGGGTGGTGGGTGATGCCGGCTGTGGAAAGACTACCGCCGCTATCGAATACCGTCGTACGCATCGTAATGTCTTCTATATTCTTTGTTCGGAAGATATGAAGAAGAGTGATTTTGTGCGTGAAATCGCTAAACAGGCAGGTGCGCCCATAGACGGTACAAACTTGCGGGATGTACTGGAATACGCTGTTTCCGTGATTGCATTTCTCAACAATCCACTCATCATCTTTGATGAAGGTGACAAACTAACGGATTCTGTTTTCAGTTACTTCATCAGCATCTATAACCGTCTGGAGAATAAAAGTGGAATTATATTTCTCTCTACCGATTATATCAAGCGTCGGCTGGAGAATGGCCTTCGCTACAACAAGAAAGGCTATAAGGAAATCAACAGCCGTATCGGTCGTATGTTCTTCGACATAAACGTTGCCACCGAGCAGGACGTATATACCATTTGTCAGGCAAATGGATTGACCGAACCCACAGAAATCAAGCGGGTGATGCGTGAAGCAGAAAAAGGAGAGTATGACCTGCGCCGGGTAAAACGTGTGGTACATGCTTGTAAACGAATTCTTGAAGCCAAGAGATTGGGAGGAAAACAAGTATGAGCGAAGAGGGTATAATGATAAATGGGAGTGCGCGAAAAGCCAAGAGTGAGGAAGCTAAAACCTTCCAACGCAATGCTAAAGGAGTGCGGGAGGTATTGAACATGAAATTTGAGATACTACCTTTTGAAGGTGCCTGGTATGATGCTTTCGGCATTCCCGAACGCCGGGGCGTATGGTTTATCTGGGGAAATACCGGAAATGGAAAGACATCCTTTGTGATGCAACTCTGCAAAGAGTTATGCCGTTTCGGACGCGTTGCATACGACAGTCTGGAAGAAGGCGCCTGCCTGACCATGCAGAACACGCTGAAACGTTTTAATATGCAGGAGGTGAACCGTCGTTTCCTGCTGTTGGATGCAGAGCCGCTGGATCAGTTAAGCCTTCGCTTAAAACGTCAGAAGGCACCCGATTTTGTGGTGATAGACAGCTTTCAGTACACGCAGATGACTTATGCGCAATATATCAAGTTCAAAGAACAGCATCGCAATAAGCTGCTTATCTTCATCAGTCATGCCAGTGGTAAGAACCCGGATGGACGGAGCGCCAAGAAGGTTGCATTCGACGCTTCGCTTAAAATCTATGTAGAAGGCTATCGGGCTTTCTCTAAAGGGCGCTTCATCGGTCCCAAAAAGACGTTCGATATCTGGCCCGAAGAAGCAAGGAAATTCCGTGGAGAAGACATTTACGATGAAAATGAAATTGAAGATGAGAACAACAACCCATAAACCCATTACCCCGCAGCAGCTGAAAGCTTTGCACGCCACCTTTCATCGAATTGGTATGGACGATGATGCTCGTCACGACTGCATTTCTTCTTTCACGGACGGGAGAACGCAGAGCAGCA